AATTGAAGGATCAAAAACTGGTTTAGAACTTCCAGGGATCGTTGATCAGGTCATTACTATGGCTGAGATCAAGCAAGATGAAGGCCAAGGGGAAGATAGTTCCTATCGGGCATTCATCTGCCAAACACTCAATCCCTTTTCCTATCCAGCAAAAGACAGATCAAGGCGACTAGAAGTAATTGAAGAGCCTCATCTAGGCAAGCTAATGACAAAGATTAAGTCAGAAGCAAAACCCATCGCTGAGCATCTCCAATATTCAAATTTTAATAATAACTCAAATAAAGGTAAATAATTATGTGGAACGATTTTAACAATTCAGACAATCAAGCATCTTACGATTTAATTCCAAACAGCACTCTAGCAAAAGTTAGAATGCAAATCAGACCAGGTGGTCATGATGATCAAAATCAAGGATGGAGCGGTGGATACGCAACCAAAAACCAAAATACAGGATCAATCTATCTTTCCTGTGAATTTGTGGTTTTGGAAGGTGAATTTGCTAGGCGCAAAATATGGAGTCTTATTGGTCTTCACTCAGAAAAAGGGCCAGAATGGGCAAATATTGGCAGGTCTTTTGTAAAAGCCATTCTTAATTCTGCAAGAGGAGTAGCCGAATCTGACAATTCGCAAAAAGCTCAAAATGCCAGACGCATTAATGGTTTCAAAGATTTAGACGGCATTGAGTTCGTTGCCAAAATCTCTGTTGGAAAAGATCAAAATGGTGATGGCAAGAATGAGATCAAATTCGCCATAACTCCTGATCATAAAGATTATGCTAAATTGATGGGAAATATTTCTATCCCTCAGCAAGAATCCAATGCGCAGCCACAAGCTACACAAAGTAGCAATCGTCCAGCTTGGGCTCAGTAATCAAATAAATTGAGGGTAATTTAAAATGATACTGAGACCAAGACAGCAAGAATTTGTAGATAAGAGTGTTGCCGCCCTAAAAGAACATGGCAACACTCTGGGAATAGCTCCAACAGGAGCAGGCAAAACTCTTATCTTATCCAAGGTCACAGGGGAGATAATTCAAAAAAATCAAAAAGCTTTAATTCTTGCTCATCGTGATGAGTTAACTTCTCAAAATAGGGATAAATTTCTTAAAATTAATCCTAAATTTTCTACATCAATTTTTGATGCTAAGGAGAAGTCATTTGCTGGTCAGGCTATTTTTGCGATGGTGCAAACTTTATGCAGACAAAATAGTCTGAGCCAAATTCCTAAAATTGATTTTTTGGTAATTGATGAGGCTCACCACTCAACTTCTGATTCTTATCAAAGAATTATCGCTCAAATAAAAAAGATAAATCCAAATCTTATAATTTATGGTGTAACCGCAACTCCTAATAGAAGTGATAAGAAAAATCTATCTGGTGTTTTTTCTAATGTTGCTGATCAAATCAGAATATCAGAATTAATTGCATCAGGTCATTTAGTACCACCTAAAACCTACATTATAGATGTTGGCACGCAAAGAGATTTAGGCAAAGTTAAGAAAACTGCCGGTGATTTTGATATGAAGGAAGTTGAGGAGATTATGAATAAATCTCCGATCACTCAGGAAGTTTTTAATAAATGGCAAAAATATGCTAACAACAGAAAAACAGTAATTTTTTGCTCCACCATTAAGCATGCAATTTCAGTTGCAAAAATCTTCAATAATAATGGTGTCAAAACAGTTTTAATTCATGGTAACTTAACCGATTTAGAGAGAAAGAATACTCTAGCCGAATATGAAACTGGTAAAGCAAAAGTAATCGTAAATGTAGCCGTTTTAACCGAAGGCTGGGATTATCAGCCCACTTCCTGCGTAGTTTTACTTCGTCCCTCATCATTTAAATCTACTATGATTCAGATGATTGGTCGAGGGCTTAGAGTAGTATGTCCTGATCTTCATCCAAATATCACCAAAGATGATTGCATAATTTTAGACTTTGGAACTTCTAGCCTAACTCATGGCTGTTTAGAAGTAGATGCGAATTTAGAAAACACCAAAAAATCAGAAAATAAAAAACAGGCAAATTCACAGAAAAACTGTTTTGAGTGCAACACTCTAATTCCATCCACTTCAAAAGAATGCCCCTTATGTGGAGCTGATCTTAGAACTTTCGAGCCAGAAGAAGCAAAAACAGAGTTAGTCAATTTTGAAATGACTGAAATTGATCTACTTACCAAAAGATCAAATTTCCAATGGTGCGACTTATTTGATGACGAATCTTCCTTTATGGCCTGTGGCTTTAATGCCTTTGCCGGAGCTTTTCTGCTAAATGATAATTGGCACGCAATTGGTGGCAGTGAATTTTTAGGAATAAAATTATTAGCACATGGTTCAAAGCAAATTTGCCTTGCTGCAGCTGATGATTTCCTCAATGAAAATGAAACTTATGAGAACGCTTACAAATCCAAAAAATGGCTCAATGAAGCAGCATCAATAAAGCAAATTAATCTTCTACCTCATAAATACCGAACTGACTTTGGCATCACTAAATATAAGGCAGCCAATCTGCTTAAATTCCATTTCAACAAAACAGCAATCAAGAACCTGCTATTAGGAGGCGCATCATGAAAGTCTGTCAAATATGCAAAAGAGAAGCAGGTGGATTTGGGTTTATTCAACCGCCTCTTCGAGCAGGGGATCCGAGGAATCAGAAATACAGAAAATATTTTTGCTCTTGCAACTGCCAAGAAATTTTTAGTAACCATTTTAAAGAAAAAACAATGATCGATTTAACAAGAAAGGAAAAAGAGTCAATTGAGTCAGCATTAAAACCACTCGGTGAATATGTAACAGAAATTGGTATGAGCAGACCAGTTGCTGATTATTCAAGGGAAGAAGTTCTTTGTCTAATTGAAGTGGCTGTCACCGCCTATCAAGAATCTATGCAAAAAAAAGAATCTGATTCAATGGAGGATTTACCATGCTAGATTTTAACCACAGACCCAAATTATCAGAAGAAATATCAACTCTAATTGATAAGGCTCTCACAATTGAGAATGAGCAACAAACAGCAAGGGATTATCTTGGAGCATCTCATCTTGGAGTTAGTTGTAATCGAGCTTTGCAATTCGAATATACCAAAACCCCAAAAGATGAAGGTCAGAATTTTTCTGGTAAAATTTTAAGAATATTTCAAGCGGGACATGTTTTTGAAGATTTGGCAATTAAATGGTTAAGAGATGCTGGTTTTGAGTTAGTCACCAATAAAGCAAATGGCGATCAATTTGGCTTCTCTGTAGTTGGCGGAAAGATCAAGGGTCATATTGATGGAGTAATAACAAATGCACCAAATGAGTTAAACCTAAAATTCCCAATGCTCTGGGAATGTAAATCTCTCAATAATAAATCTTGGAACGATACTGTTAAAAAAGGCTTGGTAATTTCAAAGCCAATTTATGCGGCGCAAATTGCTATCTATCAGGCTTACATGGAAAGTTCTATCCCTGATATTTCTAAAAATCCTGCTCTTTTTACCGCTATCAATAAGGATACAGCAGAAATCCATTTTGAATTAATCCCCTTCGATAAATCCCTAGCTCAAAACCTAAGCGATAAAGCGGTCAAAATTCTAACGGCAACGCAGGCAGGAGAATTACTGCCCAGAATCTCAGGTGACTCCTCTTATTTTGAATGCCGATTTTGCCCATGGAGTGAGCGTTGTTTTAATCTCAAATTTTAAATAAATATGAATGATTTTTTAGATTTTAACAGCGCCAATAATCAATATTCTACTCCAGAAAAACTTGATACTGATGGCATTAGAAATGCTCTGCTTAGCTCAATAGATGAAGCTTTACATTATTTACTACCCAATGGACATGTTCAAAATAACTGTTTTTATATTGGCGACACAGAAGGAAATAAAGGCAAAAGCCTAGTTGTTCAGTTGCAAGGAAATAAACAAGGAAGCTGGTTTGATTTTGCAACTAATCAAGGTGGTGATCTTTTCAACCTATGGGCTGAGGTCAAAGGATACGGCAAAAATGAATTTCCAAAACTTTTAACCGAAATTAATGAGTGGCTAGGAAATGCACCAACATCTAAGAAATTCCAGCCAGTTCAAAAACTTCCCCCAATGGATATTCTTGGCAAACCATCTGCCGAGTGGAATTATCTTGATCAAAATAATCGCCTTCTTGCCGTCGTTTATCGCTATGATAATGATCAAGGCAAAC